ATGAATGATGATGAAATAAGGAAACAAGTAATTAATTATGTTGAAAGCAGAGGTATTAAATATACATATATAGCAACAAAAATTTGTGTACATAAGAGTACACTGAGCCATTTCATGAAAAATGATAGAAAAGTAGCAGACAAAGTTAGTAAGAACTTACAAGAGTTTTTACTTAATAATAAATAAAATTTTTATAAGGGTCTTCTATTGTAACTATTTATAGGGATGATATAGGAAACTTGAAAGGAGAAATGATTAATATGGCAGAAGAAACAAAAACTGAAACACAAGAAACTAAACAAGATGATACAAAGGTAAATGAGGTAAAAACTTATACAGAAGAGGAAGTAACACAATTACTTAATGCAAAAATTCAATCTGAAACTGATAAGGTTAGAACAGAATACAGTAAAAAATTAAAGACAGCAGAGGATGAACTAAATAAGTACAAGCCAAAAGAGAAAAGTGATGGTGAAATTGAACTTGAAAACAGGTTGAAAGTGCTTGAGGATAAAGAAAAAGAAGTATCTAAGAAAGAAAAATTATTGAATATTGAAAATGAACTTAAAGAGCAGGGTTTGCCTTCTGGACTGGGAAAATATCTTACAGGAGCAGAGGATGTAAAAACTGAAATAAGCAGTTTAAAGGAGATATTCAATAATACAATAAAAAACAATGCAATAGATAATTCGTATAAACCTACACAGCATAATTCACAGAAGGATTCTATTACAAAGGAACAATTCTTAAAAATGAGTTATACGGATAGAGTTAATTTATTTAAAAGTAATAAAGATTTATATAATAGATTATCAAAATAATTAAAACTTAATAAAAATGTGTGTAATTAACAACTGATCTGCAATTGTAGGTCAGTTGTTTTTTATATAAAAAAATAATTGAAAAACGAAAGGATGATGTTTATTATGGCATTTACAGGAAGTATGAGAGCAGATATGTTAATCCCCGAGGTGTATACACCATTTATAGAACAAGCAATTTTAACTAATAGTGTTATGTTAGGTTTTGCTGATGTTAATAATGATTTAGAAGGACAAGCAGGCGATAGTTTAACTATCCCAAAATGGAGTTTAGGAAGTTCAGCAGTTATTTTAAATGAAGGAGATTCAATTCCTTATGATAAGCTAACACATACAACTCAAAAAATTGAACTACAACAGTTTGCGAAAGGTTATCAGATAACAGATAGAGCATTACTTGCAAGTTATGGTGACCCAGTAGGTGAAATGTCTAAACAAATAGGACAATTAATTGCAGAAAAATTAGATGATACAGTTGTAAGTGTAGCAGGTACTACACCACTTGTTTCAAATTGTGCAAGTGCAACAACTATAACAGCAGCAGAAGTAGATACTGCATTAAATCTATACGGAGACAAGCAAAATATAGCTGATTTTGAAGGCATAGTTATTAGTCCAAAATTGAAATCTGCATTTATTAATATGCCTGAATTTGTAAATAGTACAAATACTACAGTTACAAAAGATAATGGAATTATAAAGCAGAATATAATTGGAGATTTTAGAGGTCTGCCCGTTACATTATCTTCTAAAGGAACATGGGATGCAACAAATAGCCAATGCATAACATACATAATAAAGAAAAATTCATTATTAGTTGCATATAAGAGACAACTTAATACAGAGCAAGCAAGGGATATTGATACAAAATCAACTAAAATCAATGCAGATTTAATTGCAGGTGTTGGCTTAGTTAATGATGCAGGTATAGTTGTAATAAAAAATAAATAGTTTTTATGGAGTAGGTGGGTAAAACTATCTATTCCTTTTTTTTAATTAACTTTTAAACAAAGAATGGAGGAAAACTAATGTTATCAGGTAGACAGATAAAAACAGTTTTAATAATGAAAGATATTAGGCAACAAGAAATTGCAAATTATTTGGGTGTTTCAAAAAATTATATATCTATGATTATGAATGAAAAAGAAATTATACCTTCAGTAAATTATGAAAAAATTATAAAATATATAAATTTAACTGAAGGCGAAAGAAAAAAGGTAAAAGAACTATTTAAAGAAGAATCTAAAGAGGAAGTTAAGAAAAAAACAACTAAAAAATAGCCATTATGAGCGTTATTTAGTGTTTAAATTGGAGTAATGTAATTACACTAATTAGCGTTTAAAATGCGTTCTAGGGGCAAATAACACTTATACAATTTTACATATAAAGAAATGTAATACAGAAACAAAATTTTGAAAGGTAGGTGTAAAAATGTTAATAATTAACATTGTAACTTAGAATAGTACGGGAAGGTGAGGCGATGGAAACAGAAAAATATATAAACGTTTTTTTACAATAATAAATTATAAACATAAAAAATTATGAATAAAGAAATTAAAAAGAGTTTTCCAGCATGGGTTGATAATGATAAGAAATATTATATGTGTTTAACAGACGATATAGATAGTTTATTTTCATGTATTTTATTACAGCAGATAAAAGGATATGAACTATCTCATTTTTATAGTTTTAGTAAGTTGTATAGAGCAGATAATTATAAAAATGGCTTAAAATTATGTGGAATTGATATGGATTTAAATGTTGGCAGGTGTTGGGGAAATCATACTACATTAAATAAAAATGAAAATAGTGCAAATATTAATGTAATTAAAGGTATAAATGAAAATACATATTATAGCAAATATGCAGGTTCTACAGCACTAGAGATAATAAGTTACTATGATTATGATATATCTAATTTAACAGAAGAGGCATTAATGGTCTTACTTGCGATTGATGGAATGTATATACCATTCTTTCCTTTGAAGATTGATTTTAGTGGAACACAAAGAAGATATCTTAAGTATATGGAACTAGATATATTAATAGATGTTGCAGAAAGGCATACAAAGCAAGAATTTATCAATATAATAGAAAAATATAAATTAAATAAAAAGATATTCATGAATGAAGATGGTGAGTTAAAAACTTCTATAGACCTTAACGGACTAAGTAAGTTATTTAACTTGCCTTTTTGTTTACCTAAAATAAATATAATCAAACAAATACATATACAGATAAAGGATTACCATTATATCAATTTAGCAGATTTAAAGCAGATTTAGAAGCAAATAATGGTGAAATTTTCACACAAGCATTAACAAATAAAAATTATATAAAATTTAGTTATTAAAAGTTTATAGGGGTGCAACAATAGCACCTCTTAATTTTTTATGTCAAAGAAAGTTAAAGTCAAAGGAGAAATATATATAATGAAAATAAAATGTATGTTAGATACAATAGAATATAAAAATAAACCACAAGGATATGAAATAGCAAAGATTACAAATAGATTAGCAAATGGAGCAATAGAAATAAATGTTGAGGATTTATCAAAAAAATTAACAAATGGATGTACCTTTAAACCTTCAGAACTATCAGGGAAAAGGGAAGAAAATTGGATACAACAACAATTATTTGCATTAGATTTTGATGATGGAATAACTATAAAACAAGCATTAAATAAATGTACTGAATTAAATATATTACCAGTATTCGGATATACTTCATTTAGTCATACGAAAGAAAAAAATAGATTTAGATTGGTATTTTGTACTGATAATGTTATAACAGATTATAAAATCGCCAAACAATTACAATTAACATTAATGAGTATATTTGTTGAATGTGATGATAAATGTAAAAACTTATCAAGATTATATTTTGGAGGAAGAGAATTAATATATAAAGGGTATGATAATAGAATTGATTATAAAAATATTATACAAAAATACCATATAAATATTGATAAAGACATCTCTAAAGCTAGTAATATAAAGGGCGGAGAGAAAAAGCCACAAGATAATAATAGAATGTATAATACTCATATATTATCTTGTGGCGAAAAACCCCCTAAAACCCAAACTATTGATAATTACTATAATATTAAAGCCATTAGGGAAAGAAATGCTGAATATTTAAAGAATAAAATTAATAATCCACATATAATATTAGAGAATAATCAAGCATTTTATGAGTACATATTTAAAGAAATTAATTTAGGTGAATTCTTAGAATATCAATATCCTAAAAGTATTAAGTGTCTTTTTCATGAAGATAATAACCCTTCTGCATCAATATTTCAGAATGAGGAAGGTTATTGGATTTATCATTGTTTTAGTTGTGGTGTATCTTATAATTTATTAAATATAATTGAAGTTTTAGGTAATTTTAAATCAAGACCTAAAGCATATAAGTTTATAAGGGAAATATTTAATATTGAAATATCTGAAACTGAATGGCAGAAAGAACAAAAGGAAATATTAAGAGAAAATCATAAAATGCTATTGAGTGGAGAATTAGAAAGACAATGTCCTACAGCATATAAAAATATTAAAAGAAATATAAAATATTTAGACCAGTTATTTTTAATTGCAGAAGATAATGTTTATAGTGAAAAATTCACAGATAATGATGATAATGTAGTTTTTTATGCAAGTACGAAATATATTTGTGATAAATTAGGATTAAGCAAAAATAGTGCTATTGAAGTAAGTAAAAAGAATGTATTATTTCAATATCATAATTTGTTAAATAAAATAGCAGATGAAGAAATCCCTGTTGATATGTTAAAACGTAGTCAAGCCATAGGAGCGAACAATGAAAATAAACATATGAAACACGTAAATTATTTTAGTATTCCAAGTTATACAACTATTTTATTTAATGATATAGAAAATCAAGGCAAGCAATGGAATGAGAATAATTATAAGATGAAAGGTTTATCACGAGAAATGTTTTATAGAACAGAAGGGGAAGAGGTTGCAAATAAATTATATCCACAATATAAAGAAGTTTATGATAAGAAAAATAAAGAAGTTGTAAAAAGAACTACAACAAATATAAGTAATGTTAGAACGGATTTAATAGTTACAATTATATTTGATACATTAAAAGTAAAATCTTATGTGACTGATAAAGAAATAATTGATGAATTAAATTCTAATGAGGAAGTTAAAACAAGCAAAACAGAAGGAGAACGACAATTAAAAAAATCTATTCAGGAAATATTAGATTCATATAATTTAAAACGTATAAGATGTAATAAAAAAATAAAGGAACAATATGGGGTAGCCGAAAATGGCTATCCTTTTATTATTGTCAAATAAAATGGGTTATCTATTATGGTAATCCTTTTTATGCGATATTCAGCTAGTTGAACGGATAAATATTAAGTATATTAAAAAATAATCGTTAAAGTATTGATATATAAGGCTTTAAAGGAAATATTTAAAAAGTTGTAAGTTACGATGCTTATATTTGGTCAAATAAATTGATTAAATTAAAATACAATCGTTACATGCGATTTTTTCTCTTATTTTCTCTTGAAGCCAACTAATTGAGGAGGAATGTAATTATGTTAAAAAAATAATCAATAAAATTTTCAATAGAAATAAGAAGGATGTTAAATACAAATATTATAAGCCAAGCGAGGAACAGAAGGCATATGCAAAAAAAATATATGAAGAAACGGGAGAGAGAGTTGTATTATAAATAATTTTGAATAGGAGGGGCAACTAATATATGAAAACTAAAACAACAAAGGGAACAATAATGCAAAAATTAGATGTTAATTCAAATAAAATATATCCTTTTGTGAAATGGTACGTAGACACAAGTGCAAAGGACAGAACTAAAGAAAATTTTGATAAGAGTTGTAAAAATAGTTGTGGATGTGAATTTGAAAATGCTATGGAAAATTGGCTAATTAGGGAAGATGTTCAAGAAGCAATACGTACATACATGAAGCAAAAGAGGTTTGTTAAAATCTGTGATGTATATGATGCTATGTATATAAAAGCAATTGAAAAAGGAGATACCAATGCTGCGAAATGGGTAGTTGATTTCTCTAAGAGTGAATTCTTTGAAGATAAACAAAATGAAATGGACAATTATCTTAGTGGTATAGATATTCCTGCTTTAAAGAAGAGTGGTGGTAAGTAATGGCTTTATCAATAGAAAATGCTAAGAAGTTAAAATGGTTATGGGAAGATGGTCATGAAGTTGAATGGATAGGTGCTTTTATTAAGATAGTAAATAAAGATACTAAAACAGTACCGTTCATACTTACACCAGAGCAGAAAACATTTGTTGAAGGATTAGAAAAATTTAATATTGTATTGAAATCAAGACAACTAGGATTATCAGTTTGCACAGTAGGACTAGCAATAAGGCAATGTATTGTATATCCTAATAGTGCGTGTTTACTGGTATCACATGACCAAAAATCATGTAATGCAATATTTGATAAATTAAAACAGCAATTTAATAGTTTGCCTACATGGCTTAAACCTAAGACAGTTGCCAATAATAGACAAGAAATAAAGATGACTAATGGCAGTAAAATTACTTGTACTTGCGCAGGCAACAAGGACGTAGCAAGAGGCGATACATTACATTTAGTACATTTAAGTGAGTTTGCTTTTTGGAAGATGCCTAAAAAACAGTTAAATTCGATTACACAAGCACTTGCACCAACAGGAAAATTAATTATCGAATCCACTGCAAACGGACTCAACTATTTTCACGATTTATATTTTCAAGCAAAAAATAATGAAAATAACTATAAAAGTTTCTTCTTTAATTGGATCAATGGAAGTACACTTTTCAAAAAAGATTATAAGAATGCAGTCGAATTATATAAATCAAGAAATAATAATAAATTACTTACAGAAAATGAACTTGATGAAGAGGAACGAGAATTATCAAAAATGGGTGCTACTATAGAGCAATTAATGTGGCGTAGAGGTAAAGTTGCAAGTAGTGGACTAGATATGTTTCATCAAGAATATCCTTCAACAGCAGTAGAAGCATTTATAAGTACAGGGGGTAATATATTTGATAATAAACGAATTGATGCAGTAGAACGTGCAATAATTAATAATAAAACTACATATATAAAGAAAGAAAATATTATAGATTTGCCTATGGTACTTAAAAATCATTATGGCAGGTCTTTTTTTATATATCAAATTCCAAAGAGTGGCGAAAGGTACTTTTTAGGTGCGGACTTGAGTGAAGGGGCAATGCAAGATTATTCTGTTATAGAAGTTTTCGACAAAAATGGCGAACAAGTAGCAGAGTTTTATAATAATAAATTAAAGCCTTTTCAAATGGCTGAAATAATAGATGAACTGGGCAGATATTATAATAAAGGTCTTATTACAGTGGAAAAAGCTTCAGGAGGACATAGTGCAATTGAAAAATTAAGATATGAATATAAGTATATGAATATGACTAAATATCAATCCTATGATGAATTAAACAGAGCAGTTTGGAATGTTGGATTTGACACTAATAATAAAAGTAAATCACTAATTATAAATGATTTTGTTGAATTGTTTGCTAAAGGACAATTAAAAATTAATTCAAGAAGGTTGCTACAGGAAATGAAGGTATTTGAAATTAATGATAACGGAAGTATGGGAGCAATTTCAGGAAGTCATGATGATAGTGTAATGGCTACCGCATTCGCAATAGTAAGTATGAAGAATAGATTTTATTATAAATTTTAACGTCCTAAGTTTAACTTAGGATGGTTATATGAAGGAGGGACTGGTTATGGAAAATAAAGACATAATAGAAAAATTAAATAATCACGAGCAAAGGATAACTGCAAATGAGAAAGATATTAATAATATTAAGGTTGATACGGCAACACAGCAGGAAACAATTAAAAATTTAAATGCAAGTATGCAAAAATTAAACGATACAATAGAGAAATTAAGTGAAAAACTAGAAAATTTTATGTTGGGTACTGAAAACAAAGGTACAGAAAACTGGAAATATGTTATTAGTGTAATATTAATTCCAACTATTTTTCTATCTACTAACAAAAATAAAATAGAAAGGATGATTATATATGCAAACTTTAGAGGATTATATTTCAGATAGATATAATAATAATGTGAATTGGTTTGAAGATGAAGTTGAACAAGCTAATCACATTGTAAGAATAAGTAATGTAGTAAATAATAAAGAGTATTTATTGGGACATCATAAGATATTAGAAAGAGAAGATGCAGAATGGAAAGGACAAGAATACATAACTAAAAAGTTAATTTTAAATCAAGCAAAAACAATACTAAACTTTCATAGCACATATTTATTGGGAAAACCTTTATCACTTACTGGAAGCGAGGGGAAAGTTAAGGAATATCAAAACGTATATAGGAGAGGCAATTATAATAATATGGATTTTAAATTACTTGATAATGTAATTAAATATGGTGATTCATATGAGTATGTTTATATTGATAGTAATAAGAACATATGCAGTAAAATAATTAAAAGTGAAGATGGATATCCTATCTATAGCGAAGATACAGGCGACTACATTGGCTTTATAGAGTATTATACAATGCAGAGCAATAGTGTTAGTTATTATAATGTATATTATGCTGATAGGGTTGAACAATGGAATAATCAAGGCGGAGATTTACGTTTAATTAGTACAAGCAATAATATAAGTGGATTACCTATTCATTACAGTAACAATGAAAGTGAATATGATAATTTTGGTAGAAGTATATTAGAGGATTTAAAACCTTTGTTTGATGAATTTGAGGATATATTTTCAAAAATGTCTGATAGTATATACACGTTATCACTTAATCCCATGCCAGTAACAACAGGTCAGAAAATAGAAGGAAGTATTCCAGCAGATGCGTGTGGATATTCAATTAATTTGGATGCAGGTTCATTTGATTATAAAAATGCTGTAATTGATAGCAATACAGTTAAATTATATTTGGATAAGTTACAGCAACAATTAAATTCAATAGCACATATGCCTTCGATTGCATTGGGCAATAGTAACGTTGCTAATGTTAGTGAAGTTAGTTTAAAGTTATTGTATCAATTGGCTGATGTTGAAGCAATGTTAAATGAAAAATGGATGAGGAGAGGATTACAACAGAGATTTCTTTATTTTGATAAGTTGTTAGGATTATTGGGTATTACATTCAATAATAATGATTATGTAGATGTAGAATTTAATTATAGTAGACCAGTTAATGGACAAGATTTATTAAATGAGATACAGACACAGTTTAATATGGGTGCTATAAGCAAACAGAGCATTATAGAGAAGTCACCATTGACTACAGATGTATCTACAGAAATGGAAAGATTAAAAGAAGAAAATAATTCAGATAATTCTACGGGAAATAATACAGATAATAATGATAATGAGAAGTCGCAAAACACGACATCTAATGTACAAGATAATGAAGTTAAAAATGAGGGAAAATAGTAATAAATTATTAACAATTATAAATATTAAATTTATGGGTAACTAAAGTTGAAGTGAGTTTCAAGTTTTTAATTAAAAATTTTTGCCTGTTACCCTTGAGAAATTTTTAAAAAATTTTTTTGAAGTTGAAATTTTTTAAAAAAAATCGCCACCATATGGAAATTTTTTGAAATATGATAAATATGAAATGAGTTTCATGTTTGCATTTGAAAAGTTTCCACACTTATGTGGAATGTATATCATATATAAAATCCTTCTTGTTTATTCTTAAATAGTTATGTATAGAGTTTTTCTATTCTTAATTAACTATTTTGAGTATAAATTCATAACTTTTTTATCAAAACTCTATACATAACATAAGATTATGTTGCAAAGTTATGTATAGAGTAGTATAATAAAGATAGTGAAAGAAGGGGCAATAGATGAATATGATAGATAAATTCATTGATGAATTAAAAAGGGAAGGCAAGAGCAGTAATACAATAAGTGCATATAGAACAGATGTGAAACAATTTAATAGTTGGTTATTAGATACAATTGGAACAGATACAAATACAATAACTGAAATAGATGTAAAACAATATGTACAATACTTAAACATTAATAAGAAGCAAAGCACCAATACCATTAATAGAAAAGTCAAAAGTATTGTGCAGTATGTAAAGTATCTTAATAATACTGATATTAGTAATATAAAAGTAGAAACTAAAGATGTAAAGCAAAAGAGTGTTGACAATATAGAAGTAAAAGTAATAGATAAACAGGACTTATATAAATTAAAACGTACAATATATGCAAGTAATAACAAGCGTGATATATGCATATATGAAATACTAATTAATACAGGGGTAAGATGTTCGGAACTATGCAATATTGAACTTGATGATATATGCTTGACGGAGAGGAATGGAAGTAATAACTATAGTTATGTAGATATAAGGAACGGTAAAGGCAATAAGAATAGAAAAATTAATCTTAATAGTGCAGTAGTAAAAGCAATAAAAGATTACCTAGAAATAAGACCAATCACAAAAATTAGTACATTGCTAATAGGGCAACGTGGAGCATTAACAAGGATAGCAATAAATAAAATGTTAGATGGTTATTGTAGAGATGCACATATTGATACAGTTAATCCTCATATGTTTAGGCATACATTTTGTACTACTTTAATTAAAAATGGTACTGATGTTAAAACAGTTGCACAACTTGCAGGACATAGCAGTACAGATATTACTTATAAATATTATGTTAATTCTAGTTCAGAAGACAAACAAAATGCAGTAGATATATTAAATAATATATTCTGATTAGGGAATAAGGATTTATTCTCTATTTTTTTATGTAGAAATTTATTTTTTTTAATGCAATTACCCCTTTTCTTCAAGCCGACCTATAGTTAGTGTATTTTTTACCCACAGAAAAAAAATGAAAAATAAGAGGAATTTTTACATAAGTATAGAATATTTATCGTATGAGAGGTATACTATGATGAGGAATAAAAAGAATATTATAATAATTGTTTTATTAGTAGTTGTTGCATGTTTATCAATAATTATAATAAAAAATCACATTAATAAAAATAATTTATCTTCGACGATTAATGATACAGAAACTACTAAAGAAATAAATTATTCTAAGTATTTAAAGTTTTCAAATGTATCAATTAATAGAGACCAAGTATTCCCTAAAAATGGTGAAGTTGATGGAGAAGTTACAAATAATTATACTGAAGCCTTAGATGGATATATTGAAGTTACTTTTTATGATGATGATGGTAAAATAATAAAAGATTGGACAAGTACATTGCCAAGTGATTTAGGAGCAGGCGAAACAAAAACATTTTCAGTGCCAATCAATATGTATAAATATGCTAAATATAAAATAGAAGCAAATACTGTGTCGGTAAAATAGTAAATAATTAAAAAACCAAGGTTCCCATAGTATTTACAGACCAAGGTTATTAAGTTTTGCAAAGTGACAGCAGAAGTATATCAATAATAGAAAGTAGGCTAATTGTATGAAAAAAATCATGATTTTTTTTGTAGGAATGATTTTAATTATATTTGCAATTATTGGTTGTAGGTATTATGTTGATAAGAAAGATCAAATATATAATTCAAGGTTAACAAGTGTTGCGAATAAAATATACGAGCAGGAAAGAATATGTGAAAATATATCATCTGATGTAATGAAGACTTGGAATGAAGGGATAATTACAGATAATGTTTGTGTAGATTTATCAGAATTGTACCAAAAACCTAATGAGAAAAGATTAATAAATCAAGTGGATTTTGGCAAAAGCGATATAGAAGCAAAAATGAAATTAATTGAAAATCCATCTAGTAAAAATAAGCAAAAATATGATTTGTTAGTTCAGTTTTATAATAAGTATAATGATTTATATAAACAGATAGTGGAAATAAATATTTCATCTTCAAAATTAGATTCATTAGATGCATATAGTGAAGATGTAAAGGATACGGAAAGTGATTTTAAGGAAATAAAACATCAGTTAATAAAAATTGGCGTAAATGTAAATTAAAATTAATTTTTGAGTCAATATGAAAGTAGGTGGCAATTTTATGAAAAAAATAATTGTATTATTGAGTTTATTTTTAATTATTTTTTCAGGATGTGGAAGCAATAGTGGATTAAGTTACAGAGTAGGGGATACTGTTACATTAAAAGAAAGTGCATATATTTGTATATCAAAGGATGATGAAGATGATATGTTGAAGTATATGAATGCTAAAGATGAAGATTCAATTAATCAAATGATTGCAGATGGCAAAATATTAAATGTATCAGAAGGTGAAACTTTAAAAATAGAGGATTTTAGTGGAGCAAGTGCAGATGTCAAAATAGCATCAGGGGATTATAATGGAGATGAAGGATATATTCCATCAGATACATTAAATAAATTAATTCAGTAAATTTACATTTAGAATAATAGAATTGTTTAGTAATAACATATATAGCGAGGGAATTTGAAAGTGTTTCTTTAATTATGGAAGCACTTTTTTTATGTGCAAAATTTGGTGACAGTCAATCCTAAAAATTAATTAAATAGAAAGGAAGATTGATAATATGACAGCATTAGACCGTTTAAAAATAGAATTAAATAACAAAGATTATTTTGAAGATGATGTATATACAATGTATTTATCAGAAAATAATTTAGCTTCAACTGATAATTATGATAAATCTACAATGCAACGTAATTTATTATTGTCCGTTGTGGACATTATTGAAGCAGTTGCAAATGATGTTGACTTAATGAGAAAGGTTTCAGACGATACAACTGGATTAAATACAAGTGAAGCATATAAACTTTTACAGAGTAGAATACAAGATATAAAAAGCAGAATAGCAACAATACCCTCTACAGATACAACAGAAGAATATTCTAATGTAAGTTTATTATTTACAAAGGGCAGGCGATAATATGAATACTCAACTTAATCAATTTAATGCTTTACTTAAAAGAAGTGGTAAAAGTTGCATGTTAAATAATTCTACTAATATAAAAGGTGTATTTAAGGAGATAGATGATAAGGCAAAAGAAATTGACACCAAGTATTTTTATACTGCCGAAACTCTCCATCAAGGCGATATGATTACATATAATAGTATCATATATATTGTAATTACATTAAATCAAAATATCAATAATGTATATTGTATCTATGTTGTTCGTGAATGTCCTTTTTATTTGAACTATTGGTGTGGGGACATTTTAAAGAAAACTCCTGTATTTGTAGATACAAAAGTATTTGATACAACAACTACAAAATATATGCAACTAGTTGATGGACAAGTGTATATTACAGTACAGAGCAATGCAAGTACAAATGTGATAGCATTAAATGATAGAATTATTAAATTTGGTTGTGCATGGAACATTATTGCAATAGATAGAACTGTAATAGGATTATTAAAATTAAATTGCCAAGCACAAGGATTTATGAATGGTGATGATATTGCAGGTGAAATAACAAGTCATACTGTAACACATACTTATACTTTAAGTGTAGCACCACAGAGCATTAATATTAGCAATGGAAGTACACAGCAAATTACAGCAAAAGTTTCAGATGAAACAGGAGCATCAGTTACTAGTGCAACTTATACATATTCAAGTGATAATGTGAATATTGCTACAGTGGATTCAAATGGATTAGTTACCGCAGTTGGTATTGGCACTTGTAATATTACAGTAAGTTATATAGATGCAAGTAATAAAGCATATACTAAAATAATATCAACTACAGTAACCGCACCAGCAACTATAGATTATGTAATTACAGGGAATGCTGGTGTAAATGTTAATAAAACAACAATTTATGCAGTAAAATTAAAGGCAGATAATTCAACACCTACAGGTAACTTTACATGGAGTTTGAGTGATAATGTTCATGCACAAATTACTGTAAATAGTAATACTCAAATTACAGTTGAAGGATTAAAAGCAGGACAAGTTAAATTAACAGTTTCAGATGGAACTAATACGGCATCTAGGATAGTAAATATTACAAACTATTATTAGAAAATAATGGATTTTTGTACAATTTAGGTATTGATTTTATATAAGAATTGATTTATACTAATTATTAAATAAAAGTGAGTAAACCGTTGGTCGATTAGACCGTTAAATACCGTATAATGTATATATATCAATAGATTTAGGACAGATAAGTTTTTTGTTTGGTTTCCTAAACCGCGTGCCGGAGGTTCGAATCCCCTCGGGCGCACCATATATAAACCTTGTGATATGAATGTATTGCAAGGTTTTTTGTTTTTTGAGAAATGAGGGTGAAATGTTGAATTGGGTTTTATTTGGGATTTATTAATATAGAAAATCACTTCAAATTAAGGTGAAATACAACATAAAATGGACCCTATATAGTAGACACTAAAAAAAGACTCTATCTATATAGAGTCTTTTTTTGTACAATAAGTCTATGAGGTGATTTTACTAATGAGTAAAAAAATATTTACCAGTGAAGAAATTGAAAATTTATCCCAAAATAAATATGTAAAAAAGATCAGTAATAAAGCTATCACGTATACTAATGAATTTAAAATTCATTTTATTGCAAAATTTAATAACGGAAAATCTCCAAGATTAATTTTCAAGGAAGCTGGATTCAATATTAATATAATTGGTTTAAAACGTATTGAATGTGAATCAGACAGATGGAAAAAAGCTTATAATAAAAATGGAGTCTTAGGATTAGATGATACTCGCCACAATAATAGTGGTCGTCCGCGTGAGCGTGAACTTACTAAGGACGATATCATAGCAAAGCAAAATGCTGGAATTGAATATTTAAAAGCGGAGGTTGCGTTGTTAAAAAAACTAGAGCTGCAAGAAAGGTAGGTGAGAAAAAGTAAAGTGACTGCAGCAGAAGCATTTGGTTTAATAGAAAATCTAGTTAATAATCCTAAGAAAAACCATTTTGATATTAGCCATTTATGTACCTTAGCTGAAGTTTCACGTTCAGGCTATTATAGATATTTAAAAACTAAATCATTAAAACTCGAACGTGATAACAGTGATTTAGTTGTTAGAGATAATATACTAAAAGCATTTAATTTTAAGGGATATAGGAAAGGATCACGTTCAATTAAAATGATTTTAGAAAACAGTTTTGGTATTGTATATAACAGGAAACGCATTCAAAGGATTATGAGAAAATATAATATAGTTTGCCCAATAAGAAAAGCTAATCCATATCGAAGAATGGCCAAAGCAACAAAAGAGCATAGAGTTGTTTCAAATCTTCTTAATAGAAACTTCAAGCAAAACATAGTTGGAAAAGTACTTCTTACTGATATTGCATATTTGCCATATGGTACTAATCAGATGGCTTATTTGTCAACCATAAAAGATGCTTCAACTAATGAAATATTATCTTATAATGTGTCAAATAGTCTAGAATTAGATATAGTTATGATTACTGTATCTAATTTAATGTCTAATAAAAATCTTAAAATAGCTAGTGACGCATTTATTCATTCGGATCAAGGTGTTCATTATACTAGTCCTAAATATCAAAAATTATTAAAAGAAAATAATCTTGGACAATCCATGTCCAGACGCGGTAATTGTTGGGATAATGCTCCTCAAGAATCTTTTTTCGGTCATCTAAAAGATGAGGTTGATTATAAAAGTTGTACTACATTGGAAGAAGTTGAGAATTCTATTAATAAGCATATTGACTATTATAATAATCATCGTTACCAATGGAATTTAAAAAAGCTGACTCCTGTAAAGTACAGGAATCAGCTTTTAGCTTAACCTCTTTTTTAATTGTCCTTGACAATGGGTCCATTTTACAATTCAAATAAACCTTTTATTAAACATCATAATGAAAAATATGATGGCAAGTTACATATTTGGGTTGCTACTGAAATAATGTCATTTGGGATGCTATCTAAATTATACTCTAATTTAATTCCTGAAGATAAATCATTTATTAAAGCAAATTTTTGAAATTTGAATGTTAAGCTGGTAGATTCTTGGTTGCAATCATTAACGCATTTGAGAAATCAATGTGCATATTACGGAAGAATATACAATGAATTTTTTCCAAACGTAAAGATAGCAAATAAGGACAAAGGATATGATCTTGATAAGAGAAGAATTTTTATACATATAGTTATTATAAAGCATTTGGTATCTGATGATAAAATATGGAATAAATTTTTTATAAGTTTGCAGCAATTAGTTAGTGAATATGCTAATTATATTGATTTGCACCTAATAGGTTTTCCAGCAAATTGGGTGGAAATATTATCAAAAATATAGATTATATAATTATTTGGCGCATTATTATATAAGCACTTGCTATGAAAATGGCGGGTGCTTTTTTAGTGTGTACCTCACAGATAAGCTAATAATAAAAAAGGTGTAAATTAATATCAATAAAAATAAAACTCAAATATAAGCCTTATAGAAGTACTAAAATATATGCTGAAACTATTTAAAATATAGCATTTACATCATATAATAAAACAACACAACAATAACACAACCGGAGTCAAAAAACTTATGTTTTTAAAGGTAATACATAGAATGCAATAAAGTTTAAATATAGGAAAGTCCCTAGAATAATTAAAAATAAATCTAGGGATTAGTTTTGATGGATATATTAATAATTTAATTGATATCCAAGTGCAGGACTTTTATCATATTGTGCAACAGCACTAATACCTATATCTGCACCACTAGTAAATGATATTGTTGGGTTAACAGTTATACCAATTTGCTGATGTGCGTAATGAAGTACTATGTCACTGCTTCCTGGAGAAGCATGGGCTTTTTTGGCTTGTACACAAATGGAACCGTACGGTATATGAGTATTTGAATGACTTATATCAAATTTATAGCCTATTCCGTATGTTTCTTCTTTAATTCTAGAAGTTGTCGCATTAGTAAATTCAGTTTGAGAAGTTACTACGTTACCATTATCTAAGTAAACATCATCCATAATCATTGCATATGTGTTAGAATAAGAAAATGTTATATTTGAATCATGAGCTAATGCAATAAAATCTATTCCAGAGAAAAATGGAACCGTTAGCCATGTATAATATCCAATAATGGTATAATTCTGACCAGAAATATTTGAAGTCCCAATTTCCATATCTAATTCCATCCATCCATCATATGTTCCACTTGTTCTTCCAATTAATGCCATTGTATTGGCTGTCGAATTTAATACTGTTGGATTAGAGACTGAATTTATATTTTTACGTTCACTAATTGAATTTTTTAACTTATTTATTCTAGTTTCTGAAGAACCTAAATTTAATTCCTGTTTATTAGGTGAAATAGTCTCTGCATTAGCTTTTATAGGCCAAATAGAAATAATAGCAAGAGCAATGCAAAAAATAAATGCAATTGAAATTAGTTGCTTATTTTTTTTCATATTGTATTCCCCCATCATAAAGATTTATATCATATAACACTTAATCATATTATTAACTATACCCCCTTAAAATTTATATTTTTACAATATATGATATTTAATGAATATTATGGCATATAATTAATGAAAAAAGTAAAGAAATATGATATATTTTTTATATAGAGTATTTTTTAGGAGGTTCCAATATGAAGAAAAAATTAAATTTACTATAGGCTTGACCGTGAGTTTCATATTACTAGGAATGTCAATATTTTTATATTATTTGGATTATTCAATTAAAGATAATGATTTACTTATGCAAAAGTATTTAGTTGGTAAAGGTGTAATTGGAGATAATTTAAAAGTAAAAAAACAGCTTTATTTACAAAATTATAAAATTGTTTTATTTAATTATAGTGATTCTAAAACAACATATGCAGTGTTGAAAAGAGGATTAAATAATAGGTATAAATATTTAAATTCAGGAATGTGTTATGGTAATATTTGTAGATTTAAGCATAAAATAGGTAAACAAACTTATTATATATGTGTTGGTTATAATAGCAATAATAAGTATCTGCAGATATCAACAAATTCGTATTTTAAAAATGATATTTCAAATTATAAAATAAAAAATCACAATTATTTTATATTATACAAATTGATTGATCCACATAAATTTTATTATTTTAGATATAGTGATATTTAATTAATGAATATATCTCTCAATAAAACGCGAATATAAGATTTATGGAGGCATTAAAACACTATGTATTTATAATTTGACAAAAAATGGCAGGTAAATGTTAAATTAATATGATTAATAATTTATAAATCCCATTGGGTTTTATTTGGAATTTATAAACACCAAAAATCATTAAAAGTAGCCATAAAATACAATAAGCCAAAATTAAGAAATGGCTTAAAACCAAAGGCTAATACAAAATACTGAATTACAAAATAAGCACTCATACACATTCCTAAACCGCGTGCCGGAGGCTCGAATCCCATCGGGCCCACCATATGCAAACCTTGTGATATGAATGTATTGCAAGGTTTTTTTATTGTGTGTAATTAAGGAAAGAGGGTGTTGCCTTAGCATATTTTTTTATGCTAAGGATATCATATTTTTAATTTAAAGAATGAAGAAATTTTAAATTTTCAATTAAATAATGAATTATTATCTACACTTACTGATGATATAAAAGTGAAAAATTTACTTCTAGGAAGATAACAAAATGAGGAGACGAAATTTTGAGAGGCAATAATACTTGCATTTGTAAGCTAGAAAAGAGTTTAAATGAAATAATTCCTTTATTAAATAGGGATTATTCAAAATATATAGATGATTTACTACCGTATAATATAGCTGATGATGATAAACCATTACCTAAAGAAATAAGAATATTAGTACTGTATTATTTTTAG